AATGAATATGTCAATCCACCGAAGGGTATTAAGAAAGTGATAAATAGAAAACTCTTAGCTGATAAGATGAAAGAGTATGAGTCTCAAATTAAATTGGCTAAGGCTATGATTACAAGTTTAGATGAACAAAGTCTGATGGATATGGCTAAAGAAGTTGATGAACTTAGAATGGAAAAAAAGTTTGGTTACAGAACAGCCGAAGTGAGTGATTACTATATAGAGCAAGGTGATATTACTATGGCTATGATTGCCTTTGCTATTATTACTAATCAGATGTCTTCGTGGGGTGTGTATCGACTTAAGTTTGATAGACTAGAACTTAAATTCAGACAGTATATTGCAGAGAAATTCAACCTATACAATACCAAGGAAATAGATTATGCTAATATGACTAAGCTTACATCAAGTGCAAGGAAAATTGAATTATCAATCGCATAAATTGGAAGGATACTATGCAAGACTATCTAAAAGATTTGTCTCCCGAAGTGCATTACGTCGGAGATGAACTAAAGTGGGATGTGCCAGTGTGGACAGAGAAAACAAAATATCAAATATATCTAGATAACAACGTAGTCAGAAGATTTACCAACAAATCATTACCTGACTTCATCAAAGCTAAGATTACTATGGCTACTGCCAAGGCAGAGTTCTATCGTGCTGATCGAGATATATACAGACTGGACATCTTTGTAAGACCTAAAGATTCTGGACTAGAAGATACAGGGTGGCGTGTATCAGAAAACATGTATGTTGTAGTCCTATCTGAAGATGAGATAAATAAACTACGAGGTAAATAATGACACCTGAAAAGAAAGTTAAAAACAAAGTAAAGAAAGTATTAGATGAACTTGGCGCTTATCACTTCTTCCCTGCAACAGGGGGATACGGCGCCAGTGGTGTGCCTGATATCATTGCATGCTACAAGGGAAAGTTTATAGGCATTGAGTGTAAAGCTAATGGAAATAAACCTACTGCACTTCAACAAAAACACTTACGCGATATAAGTGTTAGCGGAGGTATATCACTAGTTGTTGACGAAGATAACATTCATATGCTAAAGTTTTATATCACAGGTAAGCAAACCTTTGATTTTAGAAAGGAAAAAGATGACGACTGAAACTGATGACTTAAATAGTCATTCGCCAAACGGCGAACAGGTAGACATGGTCAATCACCCACCTCACTACAAGAAAGGCATTGAAACAATCCAAGTCATAAAATCTAAACTAACTATGGAAGAATACATAGGCTATTTGCGTGGCACTATTATTAAGTATATTACTCGGTTAGGTTACAAAGGACATGACGAAGATATGATTAATGATGTGGGTAAGATCATATGGTATGCAACAGAACTAAAAAAATACTTAGAGGAGAAGGCTCATGAGTGAAGATATTTTTATACGAACTAAAAGGTTACTTCAAGACCACGTTGACAAACTAGAAGAAAACAATATTGAAGATGATAACAAGGAAGAAGCTCAATCAATTATAGATGAGTTAAGTTTACTGATTGAAAACAAAGCTTTCATCAAACATCTCGAAGAAGAAATTGAACGAGAAGAATATAGAATGGTAAGTGATGACATCGCTGAAGAAATACTTAATTCAAAGTATTGTGTAGGTGGTAGTTGTGAAGACTGATGACTTCACTCATGCAGTATATGATGGAGACTATTTATTACATAAATACAGGTGGACAAAAACAGAAGCTAAGTGGTATAGTAGTAGAAACCCATCTCTAAAAATAGTCAAACTTGATAAACCAAAAACGGAATCGGAATATGACCGAGCATATAAATTAGTAGGAGAATGTTTATTTTGAAAGACAATAGAAGATTAAGTTTTGAAGAAAAAGTGGCACGAGTGGAAGAAGTATTAGAAAAATATCCACATGCAACTAGATCAAAAATTACACAATGGACTGGGTACAAAGGCGATGTGCTAGACGAAATGTATAAAGCCGGAGTAAAAATACCAAAAAAGAATCCAACAAAAAGTACAAATACGCCTTGGATGAAACATATAGGTAAACTAAGTGGCTGATGAAATAGATAAAGCTAATGACCAAATTGAAAAAGCTATGGCTTTGACTATGAAGACATTAAATACAAAGATAGAAGAGAATACTACAGGCGAATGCCTATGGTGTGCAGGAGAAGTAAAAGACAAGCGACGTTGGTGCAGTGTAGAATGTCGTGATGAACAACAAAAATATGAAAGGAAGTAGTATGAACGCGCAAGAGTATCAAGAAAAAAAAGATAGAGAGTACAAAGAGAAGTTAGATAAACGAATGGCTGAAATAAAAAGTTATTGGGAAAAGAATCCTAGACCAGCTAAGATTATTTTATCTGAAGAGTCAAGGGCATATCTTAGAGCAGTATCCTCTGGCAAGAAAACAGGTAAAGACTGGGATACCCTTGATCAAAAGGTAAAAGACGCTCACGCTGAAATGGTAACAGATGCTATACGAAAACTTCGCACTATCGAACCACAAGCTTTTGTAGAAGCTTTAAATAAAAAACCAAGAAAGGTATGACGCATAAACCCATAAGTCCGTGCAAAGATATATGTCGTTACGAAGAAATAGATGGAGAGCCGAGATGTATCAGTTGCTTTCGGACTTATGAGGATTTAAATAATTGGTTTTACATGACAAATGAAAGTAGACGAGAAAGAATTAAACAGATTAAAAAAGATAGGAAAAACTATGAACGTAAACAAGCGAACAATAAAGATATGGGAAAAGAATCTTAAACAAAACTATAGATTTTTTCAACCAAACAATGCTTTTACACCAACACCAAGAACAATGCGAGAAGCGTTAGGGTATAAAGAATATTACGATATGAAACTACATCAATACTACATGAAAGAAACGACTAAAGCATATATAGCCGTAGCAGTGATCACAGTAATAGCGCTTCTAGTATCGATATGGTATTAAAGACAACAGGAAACAAATGTAACAAGTGTAAGAACACTGCCAAATACTATGACAGAAAAAAATGGTGGTGCGGTTTTACAATGGATGCACACGGATACTGCAAAGCAGAGAAAGTAAAAGATAAGTAATGGATATAGTAACTCTCGACTTCGAGACGTTCTACGATACAGGGTATGGTCTCAATAGACTAACTACTGAAGAATATATTAAGGACGAAAGATTTCAGGTCATCGGTGTTGCCATCAAAATTAATGATGGTAAGACTAGGTGGTATAGTGGGCATGACAATATAGAAGACATACTCTCCTCCATTGATTGGAAACAATCAGCCCTATGTTGTCACAACACTATGTTTGACGGCGCAATCTTAGCGTGGCATTATAAAATTTCTCCCTCCCTTTATTTTGACACGCTTTGTATTGCCCGTGCTTTACACGGAGTAAACGCAGGAGGTTCACTCAAAGCCTTATCTGAAAGGTATAACTTAGGACAGAAAGGTACAGAAGTATTAGATGCAAAAGGTAAACGATTAGAAGACTTTGCAGACCACGAACTACATAAGTATGGACTGTACTGTAAGAACGACGTTGATCTCACATATAAACTTTTTAATATCATAGGAAGACAGTTTCCACCAATAGAACATAAGCTAATCGACATTACACTACGTATGTTTACTGAGCCACTACTTGAAGTTGACGACGCATTATTGGTACAACGACTCGAAGATATTAGAACTGAGAAAGAAGAACTACTATCAGGACTGAAGTCAAAACTAAACTGCCCTGATGAAGAATGTGTACGTAAGAAGTTAGCAAGTAACAAACAGTTTGCGGAGTTGCTAGAGGAACTAGAGATCGAAGTACCTATGAAAGTGAGCCCTACAACAGGCAAAGACACTTATGCTTTAGCTAAGACCGACCAAGGATTTATTGATCTACAAAACCACGAAGATCTTTTTATACAAGAACTTTGCGCCGTTCGCCTTGGTACAAAATCTACTATCGAAGAATCAAGAATAGAACGTTTTATTGACATTGGTGCAAGGAATCATAGCAAACTACCTATCCCACTTAAATATTATGGGGCACACACAGGTCGATGGAGTGGCACGGATAAAGTAAACTTTCAGAACCTACCGTCAAGAGATGTTAAAAAGAAAGCGTTGAAGCAAGCCGTGATTCCTCCAGACGGTCACGTATGTATCAATGTAGATTCTTCACAGATAGAGGCACGAATATTAGTATGGCTTGCAGGACAAACTGATGTAATAAAGATGTATCGAGAAGGGCGAGATGTTTACTGTGAGTTTGCAAGTAAGGTATACAAGAGAGAAATAACCAAAGCAGATAAAACAGAACGAGCAGTTGGTAAGACTTGTATTCTTGGGTTGGGCTACGGTACAGGTGCGGGTAAGCTACAGGACGTGTTAAAGCTGCAAGCGGGAGTTGATTACAATGAGAATCAGTGTCAGCGATTAGTTAATATCTACAGAGAGGTAAACAATAAGGTGATTCAGCTGTGGAGTGATTGTGACAAAGCGATAAAATATATAGCGTCATGGCCTGAAGATAAGAAACCATATTACCTTGGTAAAACAAAGGCAGTCGTTGTGACTCCTGAAGGATTGCGATTACCTAACGGACTTTATATTTATTATCCTAAGTTACGAAAAGACACATCAAAATCAAGAACAGAATATAACTATAAGAATAGGTACGGAGAAACTGCCATATGGGGAGGCTCAGTTGTAGAGAATGTCGTACAAGCACTAGCTCGAATAGTGATCGGAGAACAGATGGTGGCTATCAATCGTAGATACCGTCCAGTACTCACAGTGCATGACGCAGTGGTCTGTGTAGCTCCAGAGGAAGAAAAAGATGAGGCTTTAAATTTTATAATGGCGGAGATGTCTAAGCCACCAGCATGGGGTAAAGACTGTCCAATAACTTGCGAAGGAGGGTACGCAGATAACTATGGAGACTGTTAATGTATTAAGTCTGTTTGACGGAATGTCTTGTGGACAGATAGCGCTTGACCAATTAGGAATCAAAGTAAATAAGTATTACGCATCAGAGATAGATAAGTATGCCATTGAAATCGCAAAGAAGAATTATCCTAATACTCATCATCTTGGAGATGTTACAAAGGTACAGAATAATAGTATTGAGGAGAAGATTGATCTACTCATCGGAGGTAGTCCGTGCCAAGGTTTTAGCTTTGCAGGGAAACAACTAAACTTTGATGATCCT